TTTATTCACACAATGGAACGCCTTATCAAACAAGATAAACACGGCAACGACCGCTACATTGACATCAAAGTTGTGGACTTGAAGGATGGAACTGCTGACATCGTGAAGATCTCTGGTGTTGTGGGGAGTGACAAATTTTCTGAGTCACGAACCATTGTCAAGACTGGTTACGAAAAGGCTCTCAAGAGAGCCCAAACCATGTGGAACAATGAGCATACCAAGTGTAATCAAGTGTTGCCTATGCTCGCCAACAAATGGGAAGATCGCCAGAAATACATCTCTGAGCCATTCTACGTTCAACCCAAACTTGATGGTGTTCGCCTACTTGTCTCCAAAGATGGTGGCATCTCAAGAACTGGGAAGATTATCCCTGGGACCGAGGTTCTTGGTAAGGGTCTTGAACCGGGTCAATACGTTGATGGTGAAGCCTTTGACCCTAACCTCAACTTTGAGGAGCTCACGAGCACTTTCAAGACTGACCCCCTGAAGCTCAAGTTCCATGTGTTTGATTTCTTTGATTTGAAGAAGCTCGACATGACCTTTGAGCAACGCTGGGAACATCTCAGAAGACTGAAGAATCCTCTCTACGAATATGTCAAAACGACACTCGTAAAATCCAAGAAGGATCTTCCTCTCATGCATCAGAAGCATGTTGAAGAAGGACACGAAGGCACCATGATCCGTGACCGCTTCAGTGTCTACGAGGTTGGTCAGCGAAGCAACTATCTCCTCAAGCACAAGGATTTCCAGACTGAGGAATATGAAATTATTGGTGCCAAAACGGGTCATGGTCGTGACGCAGACGCAGTTGTTTGGGTCTGTAAAACCCAAGATGATCGGGAATTCACCGTCAGACCCGAGGGTACCATCATCCAACGAGAGGAGGACTATAAGAATCGTGAGAAGTTTATGGGGAAGATGCTCACTGTGCGTTTCCAAAACCTTACCGCGATCGGTGTTCCACGATTTCCCGTGGGTGTTGCAATTAGAGATTATGAATAATGTTTGTAATAAATAAATGAACAGGGTCGCAATTGATATCGATGAAGTCTTAGTAAAATTCCTCTTTCCCATGGCAAATCATAATCGTCAAGTTCACAAGTTGCAGAGTAAACCCAAATATAGATATGTGTATCGTGAAATATTTGAGATAGATGAACCAACTTCACAAAAAATGGTTCACGAATTTTATCAATCCAAAGCCTTCATGGATCTCACACCTATTCAAGGATCACAAAAAGCTATGTTAAATCTTAAAGAGCGTTACGATAAAATGTATATTCTCACTGGACGCCAAGATATGGCGCGGGAAGAGACAGAAACATGGATAGATACACATTTTCCAGGTGTATTTGATGATGTCATACTCACAAACAGTTATACACCTAATGAAATACACAAAGCGGACATTTGCCGTGCACTTAATATAGGTCTCATCATAGACGATAATAAAGCCATATGCGATAGGTGTATTGATAATGGTGTCCGAGCTCTCAATTTCATAGGAGATGAGGATAGTATTTATCCCTGGTGTGAAGAGAGTGATATAAGCATTCAGGGATGGACGGATGTTCGTCAACGAACTTAAAATGTGTTCATACATTAAATGTTCGCACTTCTTTGTAAACCAATCGCTGTACCTACACAAACAGGAAATCCAGTCCTTCGTGCAAATGATTGCCGCATAGCGTATGTAAAACCATCTCAAACTCAAGAAGGTAAACTTGAACTTGAGATACTTGAAGCACCTCCGGTGTATATAGGCCCAGATAAGCAAAGTGAAAATTTTTAAAATGGTGTAATACTAATTGGAATAAGTGGACCATCTGGAGTTTTCCTCATGAAAATGACTTCATCACACTCACCACCTTTCATGGCCAATTCCGGTTCTCCGCACACTGTTCCAGATTTCTTGAATCTATCACAAGCACCCTTAGTCCTGTCTGTGATATTCATATTCTGGCTATACCCAATGAAGGTTTTATCGAGTTTACCACTTTCCCGGTCTTTAGACGTCACTGTAACTTTCCAACAGTAACTACCAAAATCCCACTGCTTCGTGGTATCAACCGGGGGTGGTGGGGCATCTAACGTAGATGATGCGAGACGACGTCTGAATTTCTTCTTCAGGGAAACAACGGGTGCAGTCAAAAAATTAGCAATGGGTGTCGTCGTCATTATTGATGTTTAGAACTATACTTTTAAGTTATTTTTACAATGTGGATATTACAGATTGTAAAAACAACAGTTCTCCTTCTGCCGGGTTTGAACCGACGACCTACAGGTTAACAGCCTGTCGCTCTACCAACTGAGCTAAGAAGGAATGGTCCTCTCTACCCGAATCGAACAGGTGACAAATGGAACTACAGTCCACTGCTCTACCAACTGAGCTAAGAGAGGATGTAGCTCCCACCAAGATTCGAACTTGGGGTGGTGGATTCAAAGTCCACAGTGTTGACCAACTACACCATAGGAGCCGGAGCCTCGACTACTATATCAGTAATTTGTTTCTCTTCTTTAACCTCGTACATATACTTGAAGTAATACATTAGGAAGCAGAAAAGACCAGCAGCAACATTTGTGATGATCATAGGTATGACAGTGTAGTGGAATGAATAGATGAGAGACAATACACTCGCAGTCAAGTTCAAGTGTAGAAAATTATAGTTGATTGCTTTGGCATCTCGGTGTTTATAGACATGATGAATCTCGGGTACAAACATAACAACGATAAAAGCAGATCCTAGCAGACCACATACATCTATGGCGTTCATTCTTACTGGTATATATTTTCTCTTGTTTAAGTAGGTATGCTTTTGGCTATAATAATCATAATCTCTATTTTTTGGATTGTTGTATTTTTGAATAAGGGTGCCGTAATAAGAAAAGAAACATACGATTACAAATGTTTCCTGCTCACCATTCCAGATGCCAAGGAAAGGTCTGACCGTTTTTTAGCGAGCCACAACAAAGATATACCAATCGAGGTCATATATGGACCAGACACACGAAATCTGAAAGTTGCTAGAAATTTTGAAGACTATATAGAACCAGAATATTTTGAAAAGGCTGTTGAGATGCATTATGATCCCAGTGTCACGAGACCTGACATCACATATTTCAATATGGGGGCTATTGGGTGTTATATGGGTCACATGGATTTTTACGAGAAATGTTTTCGACAAAATCTCAAATATGCTGTGATTTTTGAAGATAATGTGATTGTCAAATCTAAGCGATTATACAAACAGATTCAAGATTTCATTGACATGAAAGGAGATGCATTTGAAATGTGTTTTTTCCATTGTCTCTCAAGATTACCAGAACTGAAAGAAGAAAATATCGAAAAGGTTAAATGGATTTCGAGCACTAAATGTTACTTGATAAATGTAGACAACATGAGAAAGTACCACAAGTATTTTTTACCGATGGATAATCACATAGATATGAAACATGAAGACATAATAGAACAAGGAGCTCGAGTTTATTACAAGGATTTGCGTGATTGTTTACGTATTGATAGGCGTCACAGAAGTCTCATCGGGCACAGTAATCATGGAAGGATGGATTTCTTTTCGAAGGTTTATCCCGATCTTTCCCCGAGTGTTCTTGAACCCGGGTATTAGACCCTTTGGTCATAGAAAATAGTCAAAATATATCTTTCACCTTTTATCAATGGTAAAGTTCCGTGTAGATGGGTTTCAGATTCAAACTTAACCATATCACCTTGTTGATAATCAATTATGGGTAAGTTGTTATATTTTTCAATGAATTCATCTCGCACCTTAACATCACAGTTGGCTATTTCATTGATTGTATTCGACGTCGTTTTATCAAACATGTAATACTCACACCCTTGGAAACTCTTAGTATCCGATAATAGAAAACTTATCGTATATTCAGAACTATCGTAGTGTAGAGGTATTCGAAGACGTTCGTTCGGTAAATAGCGTTTCAAAAACATAAAATCTTTACTCGAGGGAATCACTTTGTATTTATGGTACACATCTTTACACATGTTCCACAACTTCTTGTGCAATACTTTCGATCCGTTTAAAATATTCACCTGATAAACGGGTTCATTATCAACTGGTTCTCCGGTTACATCATAAGACAAATTTCTAGATTCGTCTATTATCTTATTACAGAATTCGGGAGTTAAAACACCCTTGGCTATATATGATGTTTGATCTAGAAACTGTTTTGGTTCCACTGTATTATCATTCACATAAACTATCTTTTTGGGAACTTTCATGATTATGAAAATGGCTATTACGAGTAACAAAATCAGAATGATCATCTAAAATACAAAAACATTTTTAGTACACCTAAGTAGACACATTCTATGATTAAAATCATTCACTCACAACAACATGAACTCTACATCCATCACCGATTACATCCTCAAGCTCGAGCGCGAGAACCGCGATCAAGCGGAAACGATCCGCACACTGAGCTTCAATGAGATTGATCTCAAGAAGCAAATCCGAGACTTCAAGAAGAAATCTCCTGACTCCTATGAAGTGTCTCGAACCAAGATTGAGGCACTCAAGAAGTTATTCCATGAGGCCAGTGAAGAGAAGGTCAATGCCCTCAATGAACTCAACGAGCTCAAGTACATGATGCGGATCTCTCCTTCGTACACTGACACGACAGCTCGCGTGACAAAGAAGTCTCTTAACGATGGTCTCGTAAAGCGTCTTCTGGAACTTGGAAACATGACCTCTGATTACCATAAGACGATGACTTACCAAAAGGCTGCAGATGCTGTCGCCAATCTACCCCACGAGGTGGAAAGTGGTGAGAGTCTCATGCATATCCCGGGTATTGGTAAGGGTATCGCTGCCAAGGTTGACGAGTACCTCGATGAGCAGGACTCTGACTATGAGGAGTCTGTCTGCTCTGACTCTGAGTCGATCGCATCCAGTGACGATGAGTCTCGCTGTGCTTACGCACCCTCGGATGATGAAGGGTCTTTCGTCACTGAGACTGATGATGAGGATTACTTCATCTCTCACAACTCTGGTCTCTCTGCGATGATCTACGAATGTGCTGACAAGGCTGAAGACAACTTCAAGCGCAACGCATACATCAAGGCTGGTGATACCATCTATGGTCTTGATTACAGGATTACCAGTGGTAAAGAGGCTATGAAGCTCCCGGGTATTGGAAAGTCGATCGCTAAGAAGATTGACGACTACCTGACACCCTCTACAAATGAGAAACTTGCTATGTGTTTTCTCAAACTTGGAAACCTTGAGGAGCCTGTTTACAAGTCTGAGGCATACTGGAATGCCGCTGAAAAGATCCGTGATCTTGATTATGTCGTAAAGAGTGGTGATGACGTCAGGCATCTCCATGGTTTTGGACCCTCAATCTGCTCCAAGATTGACGAGTTTTTGGCGACTGGGAAGATTATGAGACTCGAAGAACTCAACTAAACCCATGTGGCTGGCTGCTTGTTTTTCCTTTTTGGTCTACGCCCAAGACGTGAGAGTAGATATACATAGAACAATAAACCATACTTGACCATTTCTTAATAAAATCCCAGATTTTTCTTTTTACCATCATAGATATTTACAATTCCTGATTCTATCATCTTTTGATTCACCGACTGCTTGTCCCCTTTGTGTCGATACACAACAACAAGTGGTCGACCATACTTGTCATTTTTACCACATTCGATCCATATCCACCCATTTACCTTATTCCTACATATAAACGGGTTCCAGAGTTGGTGGGGTGCACGATCATTAAATCCACACTCCTGTTTAAACATATCACGCGCAAGTTTAGCGAGATGAATATGATCAGCTCTACCTCTCAACCCAAGACTGGGTTTCATCTCAGCTGAGTCGTACCCAAGAGTTCGAAAAGTAAACTTTAGGGGGCGACCATGAAGCATGATAACCGCCTTAAATGTATCTCCATCATAGACACTCGTAATTTTTGCATACCCCCGATACTTATCTAGACTGAAAACCGGTATCGAATCATCAACACCTGATAGAACTCTCTTACTACAACAAAAGTTCATCTATGAATAAAGGAAAAATTATCTTTAAACAAATATTTAAAGACATAAAAGTACTTGATTATATATGGATGTTCATCGCTCATTTAACTTTGTCCCTAACCGTGAAAATATCAAACTGATTACAATTTGGGTAAATGATATAACCCCTGAGAAAGTTGATTTGTGTTGTATGTACCAAAAACTCATAGGCTTTCAGGTGGTTACAGATTTTTATAAAACTCGAAAGGTATTTGACGACACGATAGTTAAACAACCCGTGACACTTGGAAATATAGATTTCTCTGAAAATTTCAGTGAACAGTTAGTCGATCATATTTACAAAGACAGGGAATATTTCTGGTGTGATGGAAATCCATACAAAAGTCTTGGTGAAATTACAGAGGGTATTCTAAAAAGGTACCGCGCTCATCACTCATCAAAGACTGTACAATTTGACACAGATTCTCAAAAAATAATCGGTAAAGAAAGTGGTACTATCGCGTTTCCTGAAGACGTCCCAATGAATCGTTTATGGATGAAAAAGGGTGCCGATTCTGAACCAGAATCAGAATCAGACTCGGACTCAGAAAATAAAATATCGGTATAATACAAAATGACTCCGGTACTCGTATCAGTGGACAAGGCGGGTGATCTCAAGCTGGGACGCAAGAAGTGCCGTCTCCACAAGAAGGAAGATGTAGTGAAGGTTGCGAAAAAGTATGGTGTTCCCAACGCCGGAAAGAAAACTGTTAAGCAGTTATGTGGTTCCATCAAGGCTAAGGCCAAGGCCAGTAACGATGGTATGAACAACATTTCCCTCGCGAAGCTGTACCCAGAGGCGGCTAAGAAGCGCGCCGCCGCTAAGAAGCGTGCTGAAAAGAAGGCTATCGACAAGAAGGTTGCTGCCAACTTTATGAAGGCCATGACCACTAAAATCGCTTCTCCTAAACGGATAATTACTATTGTAAAGATGAACCTATCTAAGAAAGCTAAATCCATAAATAAAGAGGAAGCCACGAAGCGTATTGATCGCATGAAGATTTCTGGCTCTAACAAAAACAAGCTTTACGAAATGATGTACCTCAATCAAAGGTCTCCTCGTCATGTTGTTCGTGTGGCACGAGAATTGGCTCGTCTACGGTAAGATCGTTGTACACCTTTTCCTCAGTGTCATAGAAACTCACACTATCCCCAATCATCATCTCCCTCACAATTTGATACAGTACCGTTGAGAGTGCAAATTTATATGCGAGAAACCCAACAAATGTGGCTCCATAATCAAAATCAAATGCGAAAGGTGCGTTATTCCACGACACTTCAAAAGCAGCGGCACCGAGAGGTGCAAAGAACTCCTTCTGAATTGTCGAATTTTCGAGTTTATCTACCCGATCAGAGAGAAGACTCACATACGCATAAGATGTTACTGCACCCAGCATCGCGGATACACCATGATCTGCACCTTGTGTGATGAAGTAAGAAGCACTCAAAGCAGATCCATAAGCAGCCGTGGAGTTTTTTAAAGTTTTTTTTAGGTGCGTATATTCGGTGTGAATTGGTTTACTGAAGGCATAAGTGAGAGACATTCTACAAGAAAGTCACTTAAAATCTTTATCCAAGTTAAGAATAGAAATGCCTTGTCAACTCTGTAAAAAGAAGTGTGGGGTTCCCATCGATTGTAAATATTGTGGTGGTAGCTTCTGTCCGAGATGTCTCAATTTGACAAAGCATGATTGTCAAGGTGCAGATATCAAGAAGATGAAACAACGTAAAGAACTTGAGAAAAACATAGCATTTGAACCACCCCCCAAATGCTTAAAGATTTGACATCTTAATAGAATAGCGTGGGAGGCTCTATTATGCTGAGATGTCCGAGTGGTCTAAGGAGGACGACTTAAGATCGTCTGTGCTATGCACGCGCGGGTTCGAACCCCGCTCTCAGCATTCGCACTCATAGCTCAGTGGTAGAGCGCAAGCTTAGTAAGCTTGAGGTCAGGGGTTCGAAACCCTTTGAGTGCAATCATGATAAAAAGAATAGTGTATAATTACATAATGAATAAAGATCAATCAATTCTTATTCATGATGTCGCATCGTTACTCTTTCTCGCACCATTTTCTGCATTATGTGTGGCCGATGTCTTGTTCGGATATACACTGTATCCCATGTTTTTAACACATGCTCTCACTACATACATGTCGTATGATCTCATGTGGATAATTCTTCAGCCGAAAGTTATACACACTCTTAGAAATTTAATCATACTTCATCATTTAGTGTGTCTTTTAGCTCTTCTTAGACCTCTCATGTACCCCGAAGAATCCCCAATCATAAGTTTGGCTGGACTGGTTGAAATTGATACGACACTGTTAACGCTTCGACGAATCATTCCTAGGACAAATTCTATACATTCACACATAAATCTCATATATCATGTGTCCAATCTCGTTATACGAGTGTTTTATGAAACTATTTTCACGATGTTTGTGACGAATTATTATGCCAATGAAAACATTTTGGTAAAAATCCATGTTCTTGGGTGTCAGTATTTCATAAACATATTTAGTTGTGGGATTTGTGCACTCACATACACCAAGCGTAACCCAGCTTTAAGAAATAATATATAGTATAGGTATAATGACAGATAAAGCTAAACCTAAGCGCAAACCAAACGCATACATGAACTTTGTGAAGAAGACACGACCCAAGATTGTGAAAGAATTTCCCGATCTTTCATTCACTGAAATTGGATCGAAGTTAGGTGAGATGTGGCGAGAGCTTACGGATGACGAAAAGAAGAAGTATGCCAAATAGACTTAAGGATTTGAAACTCAAGTCAAATAGATGCCTCTCGGGGTCAAAAAGCTTTCTTACGATGCTTGTCTGCCTACTCGTGGTTCTGATGGTGCTGTGGGATATGATTTATATAGCTCCGAAGCTGCGACTGTACCGTGTCAGGCGGGGCGAGCTTTAGTTGGTACTGGTATCGCTTTGTCTATTCCGGATGGTCTATACGGACGTGTAGCCCCCCGTTCCGGTCTAGCTGTGAAACATTGCATCAACGTTGGTGCGGGTGTTATTGATCCTGATTATACCGGTGAAGTCAAGGTCGTCCTATTCAATCATGGTACGGAAGACTTTGAAATCAAGAAGGGTGATCGTATCGCTCAACTTATTTTGGAAAGGTGTGATACACCTATCGTTAAGGAAATTGGTCTACTTGATGAGACACTCAGGGGTGACGGGGGCTTTGGGTCTACCGGCAATTAGAAAACCATAAGTCCTCTGGTGTAGGCATGAATAAAACACCATGACGCATCGTCATGAAGAGTTTGGCCTTTGTCACATTAGGGTATGTATACAGTAGCCATCTTTCCCAATACTCAGCCCGGAAGAAATCCTCCCAATCTTCCTGAGAACTTTCCGAAATTTTTAACATTTCCCTATGAATCTCACCCTGATCCCTCTCGATTCGCAGCTCCTTAGGAATGATAGCACCTTTCCTAAGAAGTTGTGCACGCATAAGTCTTGGGTTTCCATGTTCTGTGTAGTGTTGGACACCGCGTTCACCGAAATCGATAGCTCTTTTATTTGGGAGTGTCACTCTAAGTTTATGTGTGATGGATGGACTCGGTTGTAATACGACGTGCATTAATAGAATATAAGGAAAAAAATACATTATTATTCATGCTTGAATATACAACGAATGATGGCACAGTTATTCGCGTCGGACAAAATGCAAAGGATAACGACAATCTCACTGTGTTTAGTAGTCCCCGATACTGGTGGATGCATGTAACGGGATATTCAGGTGCTCATGTAGTCGTGTGTCACACCGGAGAACTTTCGAGAGAAACAAAACGAGATGCGATGGTTCTCGCTGTTCATCACAGTAACGTACCGGATACGAAAATGTCTTGTGTCGATATGGTCCGAGTGGAACAGACTATATGGACGAGACAAGCGGGGAAGGTCAAACTACAAGGTGAAGTCATGGAACTTACTATTTTTATGCAACGGGAAAGGGACCGTCTGGAAAGGATCTTAAAAACGAGACGATCTATCTAGATATATGAACCACCAAGATTGGAATCCTGTCGTCATTCACGGAGCGAAACACAATGTTTCGCGACCCGCACAGCCACACCGTGAAGTGACGAAAGATCAAAAGTTGGATCGCGAAGAGTTGGGTACACACAAGAAGGTTTCCCTCTCGATGGCGAAGATGATCCAACAGGGACGTATTGCTAAAGGTTTCAAAACACAAAAAGATTTAGCAAACGCGGTGGGTGTGAATGTGAGTATTATTAACTCGTATGAATCGGGTAGAGCTATTCCGGATCCGACGATTCTTCAAAAGTTGCGGAGAGTTTTGGGTGTCAAACTAAAGTAATCCCTTATATGTTCCGGCGATGTAGTAGACATCTTCGAATCCAAGTTCCTCTAATTTCTCTGCCGCAAATCTGGCCCTTTGTCCAGTGTTGCAGTAGACGAGTAAACCCTTCTTGGGAAGTTCTGTGGTGGTTTTTTCGTTGATCTTGTTTACGGGGATATGAAGTGCTCTGGGGTAATGTCCCGCACGATACTCGGTAATCGTTCGAACGTCAATGACCTTCTTTATTTTCCCTTTCTTGATGAGCCTTCTAGCTTCGGAGGCGGACACGAGGTTCTGTCCCATATAAGTGTACGCGAGGGCACCAGTAAGTGCACCAGCTATGATAAGGGGTATCATTTAGTATCTGTAGAGATTTTAACTTCGACATGATCCATTTCAAAGCAACACTGGGCGTGACCATCATAGGTTCTTCGACAAGATTTACAGTAATAAAGAATAGGTACGTCCATAGTATAAATGAATAATAAAACTGCTGATGTGTCCACTCGTCTTACTCCTCTCGAGTTTGTTAAGCGTTCAATGGATAATCGTTTAGCTGCTACAGAGAAGGCACTTAAGTGTGAAAAAGTCCGATACAAGTCTGACTGCGACCCGGAGAAGTTCAAAGATTTCCTCGAAGACCGACTCACAATTTGGGCGGGAGAGAGGGATAATACCTTCTATGCGAAGAGGATGTATGAAAAGACTAAAACTTTGATTGACAATTGGAACTAACATAACTTTCTCTGTGCTTGAATCTTTCTAGCCTCATCCCACCTCCCAGATTGCTGAATAAGCAATATAGTATTTGGTTTCATCCTCGAAAGGGATTTGCCTTCCCGTAAATTCTTGAACGCGTTTTCCACTGTCTTGTTACTTATACCAACTCGGCGAACCTTGTATCGTCGAGTCTCATTTTCTGCTGCAACCACGCGTTTCTCGACTTCGACGAGCCTTTCTTGTAGAGTGGTAATGATAAGTTTTTGCTTTTTAATTTTCATATCACCACCCCGAGAACGAAGTTCATCACGTTCCTGTTCAAGAGCCTTGATTATGACCCTCTGCTTTTTGATTTTTAGATTTTTCTTCTTGACAACCTTGTCTATTTCTGGTCCAAGATCAATAATGAACTTGGATGTTTTACGGGGTCGTGAGGAAGACTTTACCATTTTACATAAATTTTTATTCGTACCTTTTAACTTAGTTGCCAAACGCGACACCACCCATACCCTTCTGGATACGAAGAATGTTGTAATTTACGGCGTACACGCGGTGAAGACCGTTACCACCAGTGGGTGAGGTTACAGTGAGCTTAGCGTTATCAATTCGGGAAAAGTTTAGTGTGCCCGTGGGCTGTGTCTTGCTTAGGTTTACACAGAAAGGCCAAGTGAAAGTGGGAAGATCCTCGAGAATATCATCTGGGAGATCTGTACTGTGCATCTCGGGTACAACTGTGTGATGATACACCGCGGAAGTATCCTCGAACAGGGCTACACCATTAATGTAAAGGGAAGACTTACCGAATGTGTATTCAGTGTCCCAGTCATCTCCAGCCGCCTTACCGGATACGAGGTGAAGGGACTTGACTGGATGGTTGAAATAGCTGAGATCGAACTCAGTATCACCACTGTTAGCTAACTGATGTTGAGTCTGTGTGATGAGAATCTCATGTTCGTTATCGACGAAAAAGGAACGCTCATCGGTATCCAGGTAAATGTAGTTACCCCAAACCTGGGGGCTACCGGCTGGTGTGTAACCGTCACGGCACTTGATGCGAATCTCCACATCGTGATATTGGAGGGCCACCAATGGAAGACACTTGGTCCAGTCTTCACCGAAGAAGAATGGAATCATGTAGTGATCACCGCCGTGGTTCGCCTTCTTGTTATTGGTTGTGACGGCACACGAAGCCTTCGCCGCAGAATCACGGAGAAGGGGGTTGTGTACACCTTGGATGAAAAGGGAGTCGAGTTGAGACACCTTCTGACCACCGATCCACAGGCTGAATTCAGTAGGACCCGCCGCATCCGCGGAGAACAGGCCGTTAGAGTTGGTTTGGATATTGGCGATGTTAGTATCCTCGATCCAGATGTAACTCATGAGGTCACCCTTCGAACGGATAGGAATGGTAATCTCGTTATTGGCACCGAAGGTACCGATGTAATCCATACGCTCGGGCTTCATTGCGAAGTTAGTATGGCGTTTATAGTTTTGTCTAAAAAACGAAACCTCGGGATTTCCAGTGATGAATACATCCTGGGCACCTACAGACACAAGCTCTATTAAAGCGGCTGACATTTATTAATAAACGATATTAAAATTTTCGCTCAAGATATACATAAGCGATGGTGATTTTTCAAGCGTTGACTTGGGAAGCCAGAGATGTTGATGATGAACATTTAGTGAGTATATTTGGGAAAACTCAGGAAGGTAAATCAGTTTGTGTTACTACTGCATTTACCCCGTACTTTTTCGTTAAGTTTCCCAAAGGTGCTACACAAAAGACGGCGCAGGAAATATTCGACGTCCTAAATAGAAAATGTCCTGAATGTCTCGTATCATATTCAATCATGAAAGCTAAAGATGTTTGGGGGTTTCAGAATAGTGAAGAGTTTGCGTACATGAAAATCGATTTCGTAAATCTAGCTATGAGACGACGAGTTGATTACTTTCTAAAAAACACATTGAGCATTTCATCTGGGATGGTAAAATTGAAAGTGTATGAATCAAACCTAGATCCCGTACTTCGCCTGATGCATAGAACCGGTATCCAATCTACTGGCTGGCTCGACACGGGTGATCAGTGCATTCGTTCACATCTCGCGAATGTAGATATCGATTTATTTTGCAATAAGTGGAATACACTCAAACCCGTCGAGCGAGATGACATCGCCCCATTCGTAGTTGCATCATTTGATATTGAGTGTAACAGTTCCACTGGTAAATTCCCTGATCCAACCATCATGGGTGACGCATGTTTTCAGATTGCAGTTTCACTTTGTAAATTTGGTGAAGATGAACCGTATGAGAAGGTTTGTCTATGCTACAAAAAAACCGAAGGTGACGATGTTGTGAGTTTTGATACAGAGAAGGAAATGCTCGAAGCTTTTCAAAAATACATGCAAAAAAAGGATATTGATATCATCACGGGATGGAACGTCTTCGGTTTCGATTTCAACTATATTCACACACGCGCACATTTACTGGGATGTAACCCCAACTTTTTCAGGCTTGGGAAATTGAAGGATCAGATTTGCGAGATTTCAATTAAAAAATTGAGTTCGAGTGCTTTGGGTGATAATACATTGAAACTTCTTCCAATGTCCGGTCGGTTTGTTTTCGATTTATTCCATGAAGTGAAGAAGGGATATAAACTTGATTCGTACAGTCTAAATAACGTATCTAAATTGTACCTTGGGGATCAAAAGATTGACATGCCACCAAAAGAAATGTTTGCTCGATTTATAGAAGAAGATCCAAAAAAGCTTGGTGAAGTCGCAGACTATTGTATTAAGGATACTTTACTTCCGCATAAACTCATGAAGAAGATGTGTATTCTTTTGAACTTGTTAGAGATGGCTAAGGCGACGTGGGTACCTCTATGTTTCCTCGTAGAGCGTGGGCAACAGATTAAGGTTTTTAGTCAGTTGACTAAAAAGGCTCGAGAACTAGGATTTATGGTGCCAACGATTAGATGGGGTGCTATACCCGAAGAACCCTACGAAGGTGCAACTGTACTTGACGCTCAAAAAGGAGCCTATTATACACCCATCACAGCCCTAGATTTTGAAGCGCTGTATCCGAGTATCATGATGGCCCATAATCTCTGTTACTCTTCCTATGTTATGAATGAGAAGGACTATGGGAATATTCCTGGTGTTACATACGAGACGTTTAACATTGGTAACAGAACCTATAAATTCGCACAAGACGTCCCCAGTCTTTTACCAGCCATTCTATTGGAGCTTAAACAGTTTCGTAAAAAGGCAAAGAGAGATATGGCTGCCGCAACTGGCGCGATGAAAGAAGTCTATAACGGTAAGCAGTTGGCATACAAAATTAGTATGAACTCAGTGTATGGATTTACTGGTGCGGGTAAAGGTATTCTTCCATGTGTCCCGATTGCGTCTACCACGACATGTAGAGGCCGTGAGATGATCGAAGAGACAAAGACGTATGTTGAAAAGAACTTTCCGGGTGCGAAGGTACGGTATGGTGACACGGATTCTGTGATGGTTGAGTTTGATGTGGGTGACAGGACAGGTGAAGAAGCTGTAAAATACAGCTGGGAGATTGGTGAAAGGGCGGCGACAGAATGTAGCGCCCTCTTCAAAAAGCCCAATAACCTAGAACTCGAGAAGGTCTACTGGCCATATTTCTTGTACTCGAAGAAGAGGTACGCCGCGAAACTTTGGACACAGGGTAAGGATGGAAATATGCATATGGATTACATAGATATTAAGGGTCTTCAGGTTGTTCGCCGAGATAATACACCCCATGTTCGAGAGGTTTGCAAGGAGCTTTTAGATGTAGTTCTCACCTCGAGTGACCCTGGTCCACCACTCGAACTCGCGAGAGAACGCGCCATAGAACTCTTATCTGGCGACATACACAATGATAAGCTGATCTTGAGTCAATCTCTTTCGGATTCGTATAAGGTGAAGGGGCAAAATGTCTCAATAACGAGCCCCGATAGTATATACATCAATCAAGCACATGTTCAAGTTGTCAATAAGATGCGTGATAGGAAACCTGGCTCGGAGCCACAATCGGGTGACCGGGTCCCATATCTACTCACAAAAACGGGTGATCCAAAGGCTCGTGCATTTGAAAAATCTGAAGATCCGAAATACGTCGAAGAAAATAATGTACCGGTAGATTATCACTACTACTTTGTCAATAAATTCCTGAATCCTGTGTGTGATTTACTCGATCCGTTATTTACAAACACAAAGGAGGAAATATTCGGTGAAATTATTACTCAACACGCACCACCTAAGAAGAAAAGAGAACCTGGGTTTAGTGGTATG